TCAAGGCGCAATCTCCGGCCCGAACTTGGAATCGGCTGCATGGACGCACACGATTCTTCCTGTCGCTACGCGGGTCATATCACACCCCCGCGCATTTGGGTCCGCGAAGCGCAACACTAGGAAAATATACCTTGACACCGTAACGGTGATCGTGTAGGTTTTGGTCATCGTCAAAAGTGTGTCGGTGGAAGGGGCAGGCGCAGGTGCGCAGCCCGGCGTACCCCTTCCCCGTTTCGCGATCTCCACGTCGTTCCGATCGCTCACCGACCCTCCCCACAAGGGGGAGGGTAAGGTCGCGCGTTTCGCGTCCGAAGGGTGGGAAGCGAAGGCGTCGCGGGCGTCATCCCGGAATTCGAGTGCGAGCGAAGCGAGACGCGAATCTCCGGGATCCAGTCCGTGAGGGCAGGGTCTCGGAATGGGTCCCGGATAACCGACGCTTCGCGCCGGCTTCCGGGATGACGCAGTGGTCGCGGGACAGCGCGCTCCACTTGGGCTCCGGGCGTTCTTCGCTCGGAAAGCCAAATCGTTGGCTTTCCGTCCGCTGCGCGGACCGCTCATCACCCCCTCTGGCCTGCCGAGAGGGCCGGGTCCCCGCTGCTGCCCAGCGTCCCGGCGCTCGCTGGCCTTTCGTCGTGCCGATGGCACGACGCATTCGCTCCGCGATCCGGCTGCTCGCCCCCCTCAAGGGGGGAGATCAATCACGTCGCCGGCGGGCGATGCTCGCAGGCACGTCCACCGACGGAGACTTTCATGCCAAACCGGTCCGTCGCGAGCCCGGCACTATGGACGGCGATGCGCCGGCTGCGCGAAGAGTATGGCGTCATCTACGCGCTGATTTCGGACGCCAGCGGCGTAAAGGCGGACACGATCCGCAGCAAGGCGCAACGCGAGGGCTGGCGCTGCCCGACGGTACGCACCGCCGTGCCGGACGCCGGGCTGGACCTGCCCGAGGCGGACGATGAGGGGCACGCCGAGGCCGGCGCCGAGGCAATGGAGGCCGTCGCGCTGGAGGAGTTTCTGGGCAGGTCGGACGGACCCGCCGAGCTGGGCGCCATGCTGCATGCGCAGGTCAGGGAGCTGGTGGGAAATGCCCGCAAGGGGCGCGTCGAGAAGGGGCGCATCGATGCGCTGGCCGCGCTGATGCGCCTCGTCGAACGGGCGGAGGTGCTGGCAAAAGACGGCGCCCAGGACCAAAAAAAGAGAAGCGATGACGAACTCGCCGAAGTCCTCGAACGCATCGACGAGCGGATCGTCGAACTGGCTGAACACCACGCAGAGCGGCTGGTCGCACAACAATCTGACGCCGGATGAGGCCGACCGCGCGCTCGCCGAATGGTTCGGCCAGGCGCATGGCGACCAGTATCCGCTGCCGCATGCGCCGCAGAACTGGCTGGTGACGGGCGGGCGCGGCGCGGGCAAGACGCGGCTCGGCGCCGAGTGGGTGAACGCGCTGGTGCGCGGCCTGCCGCCCTTTGCGCTGGACGGGCAGCGCTATGGCCGCATCGCGCTGATCGGCGAGACGCTGGCCGACGTGCGCGAGGTGATGATCGACGGCGTGTCGGGCATTGTCGCCGTGGCGCGGCAGGGGCGGCCGGAATTCGAGGCGACGCGGCGCAGGCTGGTGTGGCCGTCGGGCGCGGTGGCGCAGATGTTTTCGGCCGAAGATCCCGAAAGCCTGCGCGGGCCGCAGTTCGACGCCGCCTGGTGCGACGAGCTGGCGAAATGGAAGAACGCGCAGGCCTGCTTCGACATGCTGCAGTTCTGCATGCGCGTCGGGCCAAGGCCGATGCAGCTGATCACCACCACGCCGCGACCGACGAAGCTGGTGAAGCGGCTCCTGACCGACGGCGTGTTTGCGGTGACCCGGCTGCGGACGCAGGCGAATGAAAGGAATCTCGCCGGCGGTTTCGTCGCCGCGCTGAAGCGGCGCTACGAGGGAACGCGGCTGGGACGGCAGGAACTGGGCGGCGAGCTGATCGAGGAGCGCGAGGACGCGCTGTGGTCGCGCGCCATGCTGGAAGCGGCGGCGCTCGACGATTGCCCGGAGCTTGGCCGCATCGTGGTGGCGGTCGACCCGCCGGCGAGCGCGAAGAAATCGTCGGACGCCTGCGGCATCGTTGCTGCCGGGCTGGATGGGGACGGCATCGTGGTGGTGCTGGCCGACGCGACGCTGAACGCCGCGCGGCCGCAGGACTGGGCGGGCGCGGCGGTCGCGCTCTACCACCGGCTGGAGGCCGACTGTCTCGTGGCCGAGGTGAACCAGGGCGGCGACATGGTGAGTGCAGTGATCCGCGCCGCCGACGCTTCGGTGCCGGTGAAGCCCGTGCGGGCGCGGCGCGGCAAATGGATCCGCGCCGAGCCGGTGGCGATGCTCTACCAGCAGGGCAGGGTGCGTCATGCCGGCCGCTTTGCGGCACTCGAGGACGAGATGTGCGAATTTAGCAGAACCAAGGATTGTTGAAGGAAAACAATCACATAAGGTTTACACGGAAGCCGCGAAAAAGCATGAACGGGGCCAGAACACGGCAGCCGATTGTAAAGCGGAAATCCCGCCCGATGACGGCCCGGCTGGAAACGAAACCGCCGCCCCGACTGGCATCGGAAGCGGCGGCAATACGTCAGAAAAGCACAGCAGCGCTTTCGAGGGAAACTGCTACCACAGCGGCGAGCTGCCTGCAACGCGCGCGGCCCGTTGGTACCGGGAAAATCGTGAGACTTGCCCGCGTCCGATCGTGCCGACGCTGCGCCGCATGTTCGGCCTCACGGCGCTTCAGGTGTGCCAAGCGATCCGCGAAGCGAACGGGGGTGGCCGATGACCGCCGCCTCGTTCACCGTCTCGGACGCATTGCTGCGCAGCCTGGCGCGCAAGCCCGCGCCCGACGCCGAGATCATGGCCGGCTACATGTCGGGCGCGATCGCCACGCGCGGGCCTTCCCTGCGCCTGCCCAAGCCGTCACGCCCGTTCGGCGGGCGCTTCACCCGGCCGCGCCCGCAACGCTCTCCCGATCGCGAGAGGTCTATCCATCGCAGGCGGACGCTCGCCGCGACGTGGCCGATGCCGCCCGTCATGGCCGGCATGCTCACCACGAGCCAAGTCGCCTATGCCCGCATCGTGTCCGACGAGGTGCACAGGACCGGCCGGTGCGAACTGACGCTCGACGAGATCGCGGCGCGCGGTGGCATGTGTCGCAAGACGGCCAAGCGGGCACAGGACCGCCTCGCCGAGCTGCAATGGGTCGCCGTCGAGGAACGGCCCGTGACGGGCCGCAAGCACCTGCCCAACGTCGTGCGCATCGTGTCGAGCGAATGGGCGACGTGGATCAAGATGGGTCCGAGGCCTCGCCGCACAGGGGGACATTCGTGTCCTACCACGGGAAACCAGTCTATTCCTTCTGCACAGCTCGCGCCCGTTGAGAGGTCGCAAGGGGCTTATGAGAGGGAGCGAGCGGGACCGCTGCGGCCACCTGGGCAGCGAGGGCGCACCTGATGCCCGGCGACCCGTACTACAAGAGCCGCCATTGGCGCGAGCTGCGGGCCGCAAGGCTCCAGCTCGACCGGAACACATGCGTCGTGCCCGGTTGCGGGAAGCGCGCGACCACGGTCGACCACATCAAACGGAGGCGTGACGGCGGGCGCGACACGATCGCCAACACGCGGTCGCTGTGTGACGAGCACGACCGCGCGGTGAAAGAGCTGCCGAACGGGAAGCGAAGGAACGGCGGCAAGCTGGTGGTGAAGGGCTGCTATGCGGACGGAAGCCCGCGCGACCCGGCGCACCCGTGGTTTACAGGCGGGCCGAGGGGGGTTCGATCATCATAGTTCGGCTGGGGGCGGGACCGTTGGGGGCAGTCGGACACACTTACTTTCACAAAGGATTTCAATGAGATGGGAAAGCGAGGCATAGGGGCGAAGCCGGTCAAGGCGGTTGCCGAGATCGCGAAAAAGCGGCGCAAGAGCAAGCCGTGGGAAAAGCGCGGCCTGTCTCGCGCCGGCCGCGTCATCGCGTTCATAGAGACGCTGAAAATCACGTCGGGCATGCACGCCGGCAAGCCGTTCATCCTGCGCCCGTGGCAGCGGACCATCATCGAGGCGATCTACGAGACGGACGCGGCCGGCAAGCGGATCAAGCGGCAGGTGCTCCTCACGATCCCCCGAAAAAACGGCAAGACCCAGCTCGCCGCCGCCCTGGCGCTGGCGCACCTGGTCGGCCCGGAAGCCGAACAGCGCGGGCAAGTCTATTCCGCCGCCGCCGACCGGAAGCAGGCCGCGCTCATCCTGCGCGAGCTGGTCGCGTTCGTCCGCGCCGACGCCGAGCTGGCCGACCGGATCATCATCCGCGAGCACAGCAAGACCCTGGAGGATGTCGTCACCGGCTCGACCTATGAGGCGCTGTCGTCGGACGCGAAGAAGGCGCACGGCCTCAACGTGTCGTTCGCCGTGCTCGACGAGCTGGCGCAATGGCCGAAGCGCGACCTATACGACGCGCTCACCACGGGCGGGGCGGCCCGCGCCGAGCCGCTGTTCGTGACGATCTCGACGCAAAGCCACGACAAAAATTCCGTCATGTCGGAGTTGGTCCAATATGGGCAGCGTGTACTCGACGGCGCGATCGTGGACGAGACGTTCCTGCCGGTGATCTTCGCCGCGCCCGACGATGCCGACCCGTGGTCGGAGGCGACCTGGTTCGCCTGCAACCCGGCACTCGGCGACTTCCGCTCGCTCGACGAAATGCGATCGGCCGCCGAACAGGCGAAGTCGCTGCCGGCGCGCGAACCGTCGTTCCGTCTGCTCTACCTGAACCAGCCTGTCGACGCGACGGCGCGGTTCCTCAATGCCCGCGACTGGACCGCGTGCAAGGCGTCGAGCGACGGCGGGCTGTTCGGGCAGATGACCCTTTCGAAACAGCGCTGCATCCTTGGCCTTGACCTGTCGTCGACCACGGACTTGACGGCGCTCGCCGCATGGTTCCCCGAGACGCGCGACCTTATGGCGTGGTTCTGGATGCCGGCCGACAATCTGGAGGAAGCCGAGCGCCGCGACCATGTTCCCTATCGCCTCTGGCAGCGGCAGGGGCATATCGAAGCCACGCCGGGCCGCGCGATCGACAAGGCGTTCGTCGTGCACCGCATGGCCGAGCTGACGAAGGAGTTCAACGTCCAGTTCTGCGCCGCCGACCGCTGGCGGCTCGACGAAGTGCGCCGGATCATGGCCGAGCAAGGCGTCAAGATCGAGATGCAGGAGTTCGGGCAGGGCTGGCGGGACATGGGGCCGGCGATCGACGCGATCGAGACGGCCGTGCTGCGCCGCGAGCTGCGCCACCCTGGGCACCCGGTGCTCGACATGTGCGTGTCGAACGCCGTGACGGTTTCCGACCCGACCGGCGCGCGCAAGCTGGTAAAGGAACGGAACACGGGCCGCATCGACGGCCTCGTGGCGGCGACGATGGCGATCGGCGCGGCCGTGAAAGTCGCGCCGAAAAAGCCGAGCGTCTATCAAGGGCGCGGGCTGATCTCGCTGGTGAGGAAATCGGCTTAGCTCGGCGGATCGCTGTCGAAGCGTTTCAGAATGCCGACAACATCGTCATCATTCGCGGGGGACCGGCGTGCAAGTCGCACGCCGGCACCGCCGCCGTTCTCGGCAATGAAGATCACGCCGGCCGTCTCCAGCGCAGCGCGGATAGCGTCCACCGTCCGCTCACGCAATTCCTCGCCGCGCTCAAAGCGCGTGATCGTGTTCGTCGAGACCTTGGCTTGCTCGGCGAGTTCTCTAACGCCGAGTTCAAGAGCCGCGCGGGCCATCCTGCATTGTGCTGGTGTCAATTCGCATCACCGTAGCGAAATCGCCTTGACGTGGCGATTAAGGTTGAGTTAACGCTACACTGTAGCAAAATCGCTGCAATGTAGCAATGAGGTTGACCATGCCGAACACCGCTGTTCGCGCAGCCGGCGAAGCTATGCCCGCTGCGAAGAACCTGACCACGATCCTGCGGCCTGCCGAGCTGCCGGAACGCTACGCCATGATCTGCGACGGCGACTGCATGCTGCCGGAGATCGACCACGGAACGAAGCTGATCTTCAACCGCGACACGCCGGCCGTGCCGGGCGACATGGTGGCGCTGTTCTGGTCACCGGAGCATGTGAAGGCCGGCGAGCATCAGGTTGTCGTCAAACGCCTCGTGGTCGGTCCCGCGCCTTGGACGCAATGGGGGAAGCCGACGCGCGGCGACGTGCAGACGATGGTCATCGTCGAGATGCTCAATCCGCGCCGCCAGTTCTTCATTCCGACCGAAAAGCTGCTCGGCATGCACAAATGCGAGGGTCCGGTGCCGGCCGGCACGACGACGCGGAAGGTCACCAAACGCGAAATGACGCGGGCCGCACGCTGATTATCCACAGGCGGAAATGTGGGGCAGCCCACACGTCAATTGACGCGCGCTTCTTTTCGTGGGATGCCTCACGACATGAGCGCGCGTTTTTCATTCTCCATGAACCGTTTCGGCCCCACGCGGGCGGAAGAAATCAGCGGCGTGAGCCGGACCACGCAACGCGACTGGCGGCGCGAGGGCCATCTGCCGACTTCCGAGGGAATGGCCCGCTACGATCTTTTCGACCTGTGCGAATTGTGGGTTCTCAAGTCGTGCGCGGACGTTGGCCTTGGTCCGAAGCGGGCAAAGGTGTTTTCGCGCTCGGCCGCGTTGCATATGGCGTGGCACTGCCTGCGGCTAATCGGCTCCTACGAGGGCGATCACCTGACCGCGCCGGCTTCGAAGCACAACAAGACCTTCGACCTGGGCGGGCAGACCTTCGACACGCCGGCCTGGGGCCGGAAGGCGCGGTGGCTCGCCGATCACATCATGTACGACAAAGACGATCCGAACCCGTGCAGCGAGTTCTACGGCATCTGGCCCGATGGCGAGGCGATGCCGATGGACAATTTCCATTCGATGTTCATGCCGGCCGACCGCGCCGTCGCGAAGCGTGGCGCGGTGATCGTGCTGCCCCTCAATCTCGCGGCAAACTGGCTTGTCGAGGCGGCGAACGAACCGCTCGTGCAGGTCACGTTCGAAAAAGGGGGATGATTTCCACAGGAATTTTATCCTCACCCTGCGAGGTGCGCGCATCATGCGTATCGAGTTTTCCCGTCGTGAGACGGCACTTCCCAGCACCGAACGTCGTGAGACGCCCGGCCCGATGGACCCTTAACCCCGCCGTGAGGCGGCACTTCCCAACGAAGGAGACTGACATGAAAATTCACGAATTGCAGGAAGCCCGCACGACGGCCGTCGTCAACATGCGGGCCTTGGCCGACCTGGCCGACACCGAAAAGCGCGACCTGACGGCCGACGAAGAAACCAAGTTCGGCACGTTCAAGTCGACCATCGCCGATCTCGACAAGAAGATCAGCCGGGCGCAGACGCTCGCCGATGCCGAGCGCAGTTCGCCTGCCATCGTGCACGGCCGTCTCGGCGACGGCGCATTCGAGGAACGCGCCCGCGACTTTTCCATCGTCAAGTGCATCCGCTCGACGCTGCCGGCCAACATGGGCGGCGCGGTGGACATCGGCTTCGAGCGCGAGATCGGCACGGAAGTCGCGCGGCGCACCGGCCGGGCCTATGAAGGCTTCGCCGTTCCGGATGAAATCTTCCTGACCGAGCGCCGCACGCTGCTGGCCGGCTCCAGCGCCGCCGATCTCATTCCCAACGTGCACCGCACCGACCTGTTCATCAACCGGCTGCGCAACCGTCTCGTGGTCGGTCGGCTCGGCGCAACCTATCTCGACGGTCTTGTCGGCACGGTCGACATTCCGCGCCAGACGGGCAGCTCGACGGCCCAGTGGGTGGCCGAAGACGGCTCGCTCACCGAAACCGACGCAACGTTCGACGACGTGACGTTCGCGCCGAAAACGGTCGGCGCGATGACCAGCTACAGCCGGCGCACGATCATCAACGCATCGCCCGCGATCGAGAACATCGTGCGCGCCGATCTTGCCGCCGTAATCGCTTCCGCGATCGACGAAAAGGCGCTTGTTGGCACGGGCGCGAGCAATACCCCGGTCGGCATCACCAACACGGCCGGCGTGACGGAGATCGCGTTGACGGCTGCGCCGACCTGGGCGCAGGTGCTCCAGTTCATCGCGGCGATCGACGCCAGCAACGCGCTGGAAGGGTCTCTTGGCTGGGCCGGCAATCCGCACGTCGTGGCACTCATGCGCGCGGCCGTGAAGGTCACGTCCGACGCGGGCGCGGGCTTCATCATGGACGCGGCAAACGAGCTGGCCGGCTATCCACTGGTCAACACGATGGCGCTGCCCGGCGTTGCGCCGGCTGCTACGCCGGAAGTGGCGTCGGCCCTGATCTTTGGCGACTGGTCGCAGCTCATGGTCGGCTCGTGGACCGGCATCGATATTCTCGCCAATCCTTATGAGACGACGGCCTATGCCAAGGGCCGCATTCTCGTGCGGGCGATGAAGGACGTGGACGTGCAGGTGCGCCAGCCGAAGGCGTTCGCGTTCACCGATACCATCGTCACCGGCACCGATGCATAGGGGGACATTGCCTTGACCCTCGAACGCCGGGTCGCTGTTGAGCTGAGGGCCGGGGGAGACAAGAAGTCCCCCCGGCTCATCGGCCATGCGGCCGTCTTCAACTCACCGTCGCAAGATTTGGGCGGCTTCACCGAGATCGTGCTGCCGGGTGCGTTCAAGCGCACGCTGGCGTCCGACCGCGACCCGCTGGCGCTCGTGCAGCATTTGCCGGCGCTCGTGCTTGGCCGGCGCTCGGCGGGCACGCTGCGCCTGCAAGAGGACGGGCGCGGCCTGGCATTCGAGATCGACGTGCCGGACACCAGCGCCGCCCGCGACCTTCTCGTGAGCGTCGAGCGCGGCGACGTGCGCGGCGCGAGCTTCGCGTTCTCGGTGCCCAAAGGCGGGGACCGCTGGCAGGTTCGCGGCGACCAGGTGGTGCGCGAGCTGGCCGACGTCGACCTGCACGAAGTCACGATCACGGCGCAGCCGGCCTATCTCGACACGTCCGTCGCCCGCCGCTCCTACGAGCTGCAAATCCGCAACGCGCCGCGCCTCCGGGCGCTTCGCCGCTTTCTGGAGACGGTGTGATGGAAGCCGCCACGATCTCGACCGAAAAGCGGTCGACGCCGACGACATGGGACTTGCTGCGCACCGGGGCCGACTATGGCACCGATGCCGGCGTTCCCGTGTCCCCCTATCTCGCCGAGAACCTGTCCGTAGTCTTCTCGTGCGTCCAGGTGATCGCCGAGACGGTCGGCATGTTGCCGTTGCTGGTCTATCGCAAGATCGGCGACGGCGACCGTTCGCAGGATCCTGCGCACCCGGTCGCACAGATCTTCGGCGGCGATGCCAACGACCGGCAGACGGCAAGCGAGTTCATCGAAATGATGACCGCGCATTGCCTGTTGCGCGGCAACGCCTATGCCGAGATCGTGCGCGACGGCCGCGGTGCGCCCGTCCAGCTCATCCCCTACCATCCCGACCATGTGAGCGTCGTGCGGCTCACCCGCACCGATCGCTACGCCTATGACGTGAGCCGGCCGGAAGGCGGCACCAGGCGCTTGCTGCCGGAAGAGATGTTGCACCTTCGCGACCGTTCCGACGACGGCGTGGTCGGCAAGTCGCGCCTGGCGCGTGCGCGCGAGACGTTCGGCAGCGCCATCGCGACCGAACGCTATGCGGCGTCGACCTTCAAGAACGGCGCATCCATGTCCGGCATTCTGTCGCACCCGGAAGCGATCGGCGAAGAAGCGGCCGACCGGCTGCAACGCGACTTCAAGCAGACCTATTCCGGCGCCGACCGTGCCGGCGCCGTCGCCGTGCTCGAGGAAGGCTTGAAGTGGCAACAGGTGAGCGTGTCGCCCGACGACGCGCAGATGCTGGAAAGCCGCAAGTTCTCGACGATGGCGCTGGCGCGCATCTTCCGCGTGCCGCCGCCCGTGATCGGCGATTTCGAGGGCGGCAACTATTCGTCGATCTCAGAAGTCGGCCGCTGGTTCCACTCGCACACCATCATGCCCTGGCTGGCGCGTTGGGAACGGCTGATCGAACACAGTCTGTTTTCGTCCATGACGCGGCGCTCGCTGGAGGTCGAATTTGACTGCGATCTCCTCCTACGCGGCGACATGCTGACCCGGTTCCAAGCCTACCGCATCGCCCGCGAGATCGGCGTCTACAACGCCAACGAACTGCGCCGCTTCGAAAAGCAGAACCGTCGCACCGACCCGGCCGGCGACGAATATTTCGCGCCCGCCAACATGCAGCAGGAACAGACGGCCCGGCCTGTCGCCGATCGGAATGGAGGCGACAATGCCGAATAGCCTTCTCTCCGTCACCACGGCCGCGACCGCCTTCAACATCGTCGACCTTGGCGTCGTGCGCGCCGCGCTCGGCATCGTCGACAACAGCGATGACGCGGCGCTGACCGGCCATCTCAATCGCGCGTCCGACGTGATCGCCCGCCAATGCAAGCGGACCTTCGCGCTGGAAACCGTCGAGGAACAGTTCCGGCTCGACCGCTGGCGCGAAGAGCTGATCCTGTCGCGCTATCCCGTCGTCGCGGTCGCGTCGATCGTCGAGGCGGGCTTGACGGTCGCGCCGGCCGACTATGAGGCCGACAAGGCCAAGGGCATCCTGTCGCGGCTCCACCAGGACAAGCCGTGCTGGTGGCCGGCGCACAAGATCGTCGTCACCTACAGCGCCGGATACGATCTCCCGAACGCCGCGCCGGAAGCACTGCAACAGGCCTGCATTCAGCTCGTGAAGTCCTACTACATGGCGGCCGACCGCGACCCGATGGTGCGGTCGGAAAGCCTCGATGACGTGTCGGCCGCGTCCTACTTCGGGACCGGCGGGCACCTGCCGCCCGATGTGTCGGCGCTCCTGAAACAATTCCGCAAGCTCAAGTGAGGTGACGCCGTGCTCAATCCCGGTTCCTACACCCTGTTGTCGCGCCAGCTCACGACCGCCGTTGCCGGCGAGGCGCAGACCGCCGTCGACAAGCTCGCCGGCATCCTCGCCGCGACCCTGCAGTGCGAGTTCGCCTATGGCAGCGGCGGCACGAGCTGCAAGGTCTATGCGCAGGTGTCGCTCGACAACGGCCTGTCCTGGGTGGACGTGGCGTGCTTCGCCTTCACCACGGCGAGCGCCGTCAAGGTGGTGAACCTCTCGGCGCAGACGCCGGTCACGACGGCCGTCACGCCGGCACAGGCGAGCCTCACCGACAACACCGTGGTCGACGGCATCCTTGGTGCCGTCATGCGCGCCGTCGTGGTGTCGACCGGCACCTACGCCAACACGCAAGTCCGGCTGAGGCTCGACGCGAAATGAGAAACCCGCACGTCGCCCGTCTGGACAGGCAAATTCGGCTCCATGGCGAGCCGGTCTTGCTCACGCGCCAGTTGGCCGGCGTGCGGCGTCATGTGCTCAACACGCGCGGCATCGTGAAGACCTTCGCGGCGGAACAGCTCATCGGGTCGATCACACAGACGAATTATCTGGTGATCCTGTCGCCGACCGATCTCCGCAACAAGGGCTTTCCCGGCGCGGTGCCGGAAGCGATCCCCAGCGGCACCGTGCCGCCTGCCGACCCGAACCTGCCGAACACGGGAGACGCGCTTGTGATCCGGGGCACGCAAAAGGCGATCGGGCAAGTCTCGGCGATCTATGACGGCGGCGAGATCGTGCGCATCGAAATCAAGGTGCTGGGATGATGCGCGACCACGGCCCGCGTTCCTATCTGTCGTGCGCCTCGCTGGCGCACGAGCTGGATATGTCGGAGACGACTATTCACGAGATGGTCCGTCGTGGTGTGCTGCCGAGGCCGGTCAAGCTGTCATCCGGATGCGTCCGGTGGTGCTGGGCCGACGTGCAACGTGCGCTCGGCTCGCTGTCCGCCGAATACGCGAATGCCGCCGCTGCGGCCGACCCGTTCCTTGCGGGGGCACGCAATGCCACGTCAACGCAATAGAGCCGCCGTCAATCTACCCAAGGGCGTGCACCGTGTCGTCTCACGCGGTCGCGAATATTTCTATTTTCAGCCCGGCCGGGGCACGCCGCACGCCGGGCCACGCATCCCATTGCCGAACGATCCTCACGCGCCTGAGTTCTGGAATGCGATCCGGCAGGCGCAGGGCCTTGTCGGCGCGGTGCCGGTCGACACGTTCGGCGCGGTGCTCGACGGCTATCTGGAGTTCATCAAATCGTCCGGCGCGCTCACGGCCGGCACGATTGACCAATACGACCGGGCGCTGCGCATCGGCCGGAAGGCTTGGGGCAATCTGCCGGCGAAGGGTCTGCGCCCTGTGCATGTGCAAGCCGTCATGGACGGCCTGGCCGGCACCACGGGCAAGGCGAACAACTTCCTGAGCGCCATGCGGGCACTGTCGACGTGGGCGCGCGTCCGCGACCATATCGAGCACAGCTTGACCGAGGGCGTGAAGCCCTATGCGAAGGACACGGGGCACAAGCCTTGGACGCCGGAACAGATCGAGGCGGCGCTGTCAAAGCTGACTGGCGTGCTTCGTCGTGGCGTGGCGCTCTACCTGTGGACCGGGATGCGGGGCAGCGATGCCGTCCGGCTCGGCTGGACCGATATCGACGAAGGCGGGTTCTCCTACCGATCGCAAAAGACGGGCCGCGATGTCTGGTGCCCGATCGTCCCGGAACTTGCGGCCGAAATGGCCACCTGGGAAAAGCGGCCGGGACCGTTCCTCTATCACGACGGCGGAAGGGCAGACGGCCGGCGCTACTCTCGCAAGAAATTCTCTGAGCACTTCGCCGAGGCGCGGGACAAGGTGCCCGAGCTGGCCGGCGTCACGCTGCACGGGCTGCGCTGCACGGCCGTCATCCGCCTGCGCCGCGCCGGCCTCTCGACGGCGCAGATCGGCGATATCGTCGGCATGTCCCTTCCGATGATCGAACGCTACTGCCGGTTCGCCGATCGCAAGGCCAGCGGCATGGCCGCGCTGTTCACGTTGAAGGAACGGGCGAAGAACGAAACTGTAAAACACGGCAAAACCGTAAAGCATAAATAGAGCAAAATCAGGAGGTTAGAGGTCGCCAGATGAAATGTGCGATTTCGGCGCCGACGGTCTCGCCAATGGCCGCTCGCCCGACCGCGTCGATGCGCTGGTCTGGGCCGTGACCGAGCTGATGCGCGGGGCAGGCGCGGGGCCGAGGGTGCGGGGGATGTGAGGGAGTAGTGAGTAGTGAGTAGTGAGTAGTGAGTAGTGAATAGTGAATAGTGAGTAGTGAATAGTGAATAGTGCAAAGTCTGACTAAAATAAATATATTTCGGCATTTTAGATTTAATTTGTGATGATAAAGCTGCATGGTGAAACCACTACTCACTACTCACTACTCACTACTCACTACTCACTACTCACTACTCACTACTCACTACTCACTACTCACTACTCACTACTCACTACTCACTACTCACTACTCACTACTCACTATTCGCCAAACCCGACCGTCCACAACAAGAGGTACCCACAATGGCATGGACATGGCCCTGGCGCGCGGGCGCCGGGAACGAGCGTTTACGGCCCGAGCACAAGGGGCTGGCGGGCGGTTTCGTCGCTTTCCACCTCCAGAGCGACGCAGCGTGGACGCGGCGCGATTTTGCGACGCTTTCGCGCGAGGGGTTCATGCGCAACCCCATCGTGCACCGCACGGTGCGGCTGATTTCCGAGACGGCGGCGGCCATTCCGTGGCTGGTCTTCGACGGGGCAGAAGAGATCACCGAGCATCCACTGCTGGACCTCTTGGAGCGGCCCAATGCCGGCCAGGCGGGCGGGGCTTTTCTCGAGGCCGCCTATGGCAATCTGCTGATTTCCGGCAATGCCTATGTCGAGCTGGTCGAGGCCGGGCCGAGCTTGCGCGAACTGCATCTCCTGCGCCCCGACCGGGTGACGGTGGCGAGCGATGCGCGGGGCTGGCCGGTGGCGCTGGAATACCGCAGCGGGTCTGAGCGGCGCATGCTGCCGACATCGGGCGCGCGGCCGGCGGCGGGCACCGCGCTGCACCTCAAGCTCTATCACCCGCTCGACGACCATTATGGCTTTCCGCCGCTGGAAGCAGCGTCGATGGCGCTCGACACGCACAATGCGGCGGGCCGCTGGAACAAGGCGCTGCTCGACAATTCGGCGAGGCCCTCGGGCGCGCTGGTCTATGCGCCCAAGGAGGGCGGCAATCTCTCCGACGAGCAGTTCGCCCGGCTGAAGGAGGAGCTGGAGAACGGCTATACGGGCGCCGCGCGCGCCGGACGGCCGCTTCTGCTGGAAGGCGGGCTCGACTGGAAGGCGATGGGCCTGACGCCCAAGGACATGGACTTCATCGAGGCCAAGAATGCGGCGAGCCGCGACATCGCGCTCGCTTTCGGCGTGCCACCGATGCTGCTCGGCATTCCGGGCGACAACACTTTTGCCAACTACCAGGAGGCCAACCGCGCCTTCTACCGCATGACCGTGCTGCCGCTGGTGGCGCGCACCGCCAAGGAGTTTTCGGCCTGGCTGGCGCCGCTCTACAGGCCGGGGCTAAAACTGTGGTACGACGTCGACCAGGTCGACGGGCTGGCGACCGAGCGCGAGGCGGTGTGGGCCCGCGTCGGCGCGGCGAGCTTTCTCAGCGATGACGAGAAGCGCGCGGCGGTGGGGTATGGGGTGAGGGAGGGCTTCGACGCCAAGGCTGGCTATCGGCCGGATCAGCCGCGCATGCCGCGCGGAAGCGAGAACGGCGGCCAATGGATGGCGGACGGGAGCGCGCCGGTCATTCGCGTCCAGTCCGGCCCCCGCCGTACCGGAACCGGTCCGCCACGACGCATCGCGGGACGCTCGGTCGACATTTCACCTGCGCAGGCTACCCGATTGGAGCTGAGCCAGGCGCAGATGCAGGCTGCGGTCACGCGAGTGAGAGAATTGCAGCCGCGATGGAAACCGACCCCCAGTGCATATGAGACGGTTGAAGGTCAGATCGCCGCGAACGAAGCAGCAACGCGGGAAGCGCTGAATCGGCTTTTCGTTCTGCAACGGGAAGGGCTGGGGCCCGGTCCATTCGCCGGGGAGTCACAGCCCGCGCGCGGATCGGGCCGCCGCTGGACGACCGAGGAAATTCGGGAGAATAATCGGATCGGCAAGACGTTTGGCTGCCATACGTGCGGAACTCGGGATCCCGGACTAGGCAACGGAAATTTCATACTCGATCATCAGCGCCCCAACGCTCTGAACTCGGAGGGTCAAGCGCAGCGCATATTTCCTCAATGCGCGACATGCAGCCGGCGGCAAGGGGGAAAAATCAGAGCGCTGATCTATAGAGGGTACCATGATTCAGACAATTAAACGACCGATGGAAAATGGTCTTCTGTTCGTCGAGGATGTGAAAGGTGGCGAACCGCCCGATCCGGTGACCGACGATGTGGTGCAATTCACCGCATCCTGCATCTCGGTTGCTTGCCTTCACGAAATGGACGGCGAGGCCGAATTCCTGCTCGGACCTGCGGACGAGGTCGCGCCGGCCTACGATCTCGCCTTTGATGGAAATCTCGAGACCCCCAGTCGGGAGCTGATACTTTCCGCCGTGACGGGCGAGCCGTTTCTGAAAGCAAAGGTACCGGACGTGCTGACCCGTGTCCGCATCTGGCGCAGCCATCCCCGCTGGCCGGAGACAGTGGCCGTCGGTTGGGGATAAGCGATGCCTCGGTGCGGGCAGCTTCTGAGAGACAGACTGGAGGACTAGGATGAGCAGCTCGGTCACCCTCGCGCCTTCGCACGCCTTGCTGTTCATATCGGATCGGTCAGGCGGCGAAGCTCCCGAGTTCACGGCTGACACGCCGATCATGTCTACGGACACCGGCATCCTGGTCCATTGCCTTCCCGATATGGACGGCGACACAACGGTGACGCTTGGAAGGGTAGCGGACGTCGGGCTGCCGCAGACTCCGGTCTTCGATGGGATCATCAAACTGCCGACCAAAAATCTGATGGTTGCGACCGTCGAGGACGACGGCATTCGTTTGGACACTGTGCCGACAGTCGAAACACGCATCCGCATCTGGACCAACAGGGCGCTCGACCCCGACGACATCGTCATCGGCTGGGGCGAGGGGGATGTCGCGGCGGCGTAGCTGAAAGATCTGCGGCGGCACGGTGCAGGTGCCGTCAGGTCGAACGCCGCTCACGCAGATGTGTGTTTGACACTGCGCGGCCTGGGAAGCACACTTCACGGCATCGCTTTTGTCCCCGGTCTGAAAGTGAGGCTCGCATGATCTTCCTTCAGGATGGCAGCTTCCCGAACGTCGGCGAGTTTCTCAGAACCAAGATGCGCGTTTTCGAGCATAGCCACGCGTTCATCTTCAAGGCGTTCGTCGTCGCCCTGCAAGGGGATCGCAAGCTTGCGCGAAAGGCCCTGGCGGCGGGCACCTATCCGATGCTGAAGATCGTCGATGAGTTTCCGGAGCACTGCGGCATTTCAGGCCTGGCGAAACACACCGCGCCCGCTGCGTTCTGCGACGGAACACCGAACTACATTTACTTCAAGACCGGGTTTGCAAGGGGTTTCGAGACCGGGAACCTGGATGAAACGGACATTACAAGAACCCTCCTGCACGAATGTGTCCATTGGGGGCGGCAAAAGAAAGGACTGCCCTCCAGAATACATGGCAATGAAGCGGGAGACATGTTCGAATATCTGGCCGGCTATGACACGAAGTTGAAAGACCATTCAGATCATCCCGGGCCGCAATATCAATAGAATTCAGCAAGACGGCGAACGACGATCGGCGAAGGGCGCGGGCATGGCTTGCAGCTGTCGCTCCTTTGAGCTTGCCGCCGCCTGACTCCCCGGCCATCCGGACAGCCGTGTCCGCACCGTAACCATCACACCATCAGGAGCCTTCCCATGACGGACATGTCCGCGCCCGCCTGGCTGTGGGCGGCCAAGGCTGCTGGCGCGGTGGCGGGGTCGGCGGTGTCGCTGGTCTACATCCTGCCGTCCGGCCGGCGCGAGGCCGCGGCGCGCTTTGCCGTCGGCGTCGTCTGCGGCCTCGTCTTCGGCGGCACGGCGGGGCTGAAGATAGCAACCGAACTCGGCATCGACGGCACGATCGGCCCGGTCGAGATGGCGCTGATGGGATCGGCGGCGGCAAGCCTGTGCGCCTGGTGGGCGCTGGGCTTCCTGCTGCGCGCACTGCAGCGCGGCCGGGTGGGCGATCCCGCCAGGACGTCGACGCCCAAGAAGGACGGCGACTGACGGACAGTCCCGGGCCTTTGAAGCCGACCGATCCATTCACGTATCCATTCTGCAAGGAGGCGCCGATGAGCGCGGAAAAACGCATGGGCTGCGAGCGCAAATTCGTCGACATGGTGCTGGGCGAGGTCGAGCCGGACGGCAGTTTTGCCGGCTATGCCAGCCTGTTTGGCCGTGTCGATCTCGGCAAGGATCTGGTCGAGCGCGGCGCTTTCGCCCGCTCGCTGAAGGAGCGCGGCACGGGCGGGATCCGCATGCTCTACCAGCACGATCCGGCGCAGCCGATCGGCACCTGGACCGAAATCCGCGAGGACACGCGCGGCCTTTTCGTCCGCGGCCGGCTGGCCAGGGACGTGGCGCGCGGCCGGGAAGTGCTGTCGCTGATGCGCCAGGGCGCGCTCGACGGGCTGTCGATCGGCTTTCGCACGGTCAAGGCGCGCAGCGACGCTCCGACAGGCGTGCGCCACATCCTGGAGGCGGATCTTTGGGAGATTTCCGTCGTGACCTTCCCGATGCTGCCTGGCGCCCGCGTCGAGACGGTGAAGGGCAGGCGGCAGCCCGCGCTGCCGACCATGGTGGCCATCGAACGCGCTCTGGTCAAGGGCACGGGCCTGACGGGCGACGAGGCGCGAGGCGTCGCCGCCGGCGGCGACCCCATGCTCACGCGATGGAAGATGGGCGGCGACCCGACCGCCAGGCTGGCGGCAAAAATCCGCCAGGCGACACGCATCATCAAGCAGAAGAGGACCACACCATGACTGTACTGGACGGACAGACCGGGCTCGAGACCAAGGCGGCTGGCGACGGCGCAGAGCTTGCCGACGCCTTTGGCGATTTCATGCACACATTCGAGGCGTTTCGCGAGGCCAATGACGAGAAGCTGGCAGCACTCGAACGGCGCGCCGGTGCCGACGTCGTGACGGCAGAGAAGGTCGACCGCATCTCGCGCGGGCTCGACGAGCAGAAGCGGGCGCTCGACCAGCTGTCGCGGAAGCGGGCCCGCCCGGCGCTCGGCCAGGGACTGGCGGGCCGCGAGACGTCGGAGCACAAGAGCGCCTTCGACGCCTATCTCCGCAGCGGCGAGGACCGCGCGCTGCGTGTGCTCGACACCAAGGCGATGTCCTACGGCTCCGGGCCGGATGGCGGCTACCTCGTGCCGCCGGAGGTCGAGACGGAAATCGGCCGGCGCCTGTCGGTGCTGTCGCCGATCCGCTCCATCGCCTCGGTGCGGCAGGTGTCGTCGGCCGTGCTGAAGAAGCCGTTCTCGATCTCCGGTCCGGCCGTTGGCTGGGTCGCCGAAACCGCGTCGCGGCCGCAGACGGCGTCGAGCACGCTGGCAGAGCTGCAGTTTCCGACCATGGAGCTCTACGCCATGCCGGCGGCGACGCCGACCCTGCTGGAGGACGCGGTGGTCGATCTCGACCAGTGGATTTCCGCAGAAGTCGAGACGGCCTTCGCCGAGCAGGAGGGCACCGCCTTCGTGACCGGCGACGGCACCAACAAGCCGAAGGGTTTCCTGGGTTACACCAATGTCGCGGAGGCGAGCTGGAGCTGGGGCAATATCGGCTACATCGCGACCGGCGTGGCCGGCGCGCTGCCGGCGAGCGACCCGTCCGACATACTGATCGATACGGTCTATGCGCTGAAGGCGGGCTATCGCCAGAACGCCTCCTTCGTGATGAACCGCAAGACCCAGGCCTCGATCCGCAAGCTGAAGGACGCCGACGGCAACTATCTCTGGCAGCCGCCGGCCGGACCCGGCCAGCGCGCCATGCTGATGGGCTTTCCCCTGGTCGAGGCCGAGGACATGCCGGATGCGGCGACGAATGCCACGCCGATCGCCTTCGGCGATTTTTCGCGCGGCTATCTCGTCGTCGACCGCACCGGCGTCAAGGTGCTGCGCGATCCGTATTCCGCAAAGCCCTACGTGCTGTTCTACACGACCAAGCGCGTCGGCGGCGGGGTGCAGGACTTTGATGCGATCAAGCTGCTGAAGTACGGCGTTTCGTAAGCGCTGCGGCGTCATTCCGGAATCGGCCTTGAGCGAAGCGAGAGGACGATCTCCGGGACCCATTCCGTTGCATTGGCCGAGTTGAGGAATGGGTCCCGGATATTCGCGGTTCGCTGCGCTCGCCTGCGAATTCCGGGATGACGCCCGCGTTTCCAACTTCCCATCGGCGGCGGGGCGGCGCCCCTTCGTTCCGCGCGCCGCGCGGCCTCGGACCCTCTCCTCCGGGGCCGCGACTTATTTCATCATTTCAGAGGCTTGAGCCATGACCTTGATTCTGACCGGGGCTCCGGAGGCGGAGCCCGTGACGCTGACGGATGCCAGGAATTTTCTCCGGCTGCCGGGCACGGCGGACGACGAGCTGCTGTCCGGCCTGATCACCGCGGCACGGCAGGATGTCGAGCGCGCGACGGGGCTCGCGCTGATCGACCAGACCTGGCGGCTGGCGATCGACCGGCTGCCGCAAAGCGACATGGCGACGCTGCTCCGCCATCCCGTGCGCGAGATACTGTCGGTGACCGTCTTCGGCAGCGAGGGCGAGGCGTCGCTGGTCGATCCCGCCGACTACCAGGCGGATCTCATGTCGCGGCCGGCGCGGCTGCTGTTTGTCACACGGCCCGCAATGGCGCGCGCGATGAACGGGCTGGAGATCGATTTCCGCGCCGGCTTCGGCGAGGCGGGACCCGACGTGCCCGACCTGCTGCGCCGGGCAATCCTGCTTCTGGTGGCGCATTGGTACGAGTTTCGCGCCAGTTTCGGCCCGGGCGACCAGCCGGTGTCCTACCCGCAAAATTACGAGCGGATGATCGCCTCCTATCGCGACCGGAGGCTGTGATGCCGACGCTTTTCGTCGACCCCGGCGCCTTGCGCACCGAGCTTTCGCTACAGGCGCAAGACAACGGCGCCGACGGCATGGGCGGGCTGGTCGAAGGCTGGACCGAAATTGCGACCGTGTTCGGCCAGATCGAGCCGCGCGCGCAGGCAAGTGGTTTTGGCGCCGGCCAGACGCTGGAGACGCTGACGCACCGCATCACGATCCGGCATCGCCCGGGCGTCGAAAGCGGCATGCGGCTGGTACGGCAGGCGCGCAGCTTCGACATCCTGACGGTGCACGACCCGGACGAAACCGGCCGCTATCTGGTCTGCCGGGTGAGGGAGGAGGGCGCATGAAAGAGACGATGGCACTGACGCGGGCTGGAATAGAGCAAGCGCTGCGGACGGCGGCACAGATGCCGCTCCTGGCGAGGGAGCGCGACAGCAGGGATGTGTTCGTGCCGAGGGCGGAACTGAGCACCGATGCGTTGCGCCTGCTGTCGCAGCGACGCGTGAAGGGAATCGACGATGACTTCGCCGACCGCTGAGCTGCAACGCGCCGTCTTCGAGACGCTTTCCGCGAGCGCGGCGCTGACCGCGCTGCTGGGCGGCGCGAAGATTCACGACCACGCGCCCGCCCATGTGGCGTTTCCCACCATCACCTTCGGCAATGCGACGCTCGCCGACTGGAGCACCGCGACGGAGCAAGGCAGCGAGCAGATCGTGACGCTGCATGTCTGGTCGAAGGGCAAGGGCAAGAAGCAGGTGCTCGACATCATGGATGCCGTGCGCGGCCTGATCGACGACGCGGCGCTTAGCCTTGCGGGTCACCACCTGGTGTCGATCCGCCTGCGCGCCGCGGAGGCGCGCTTCGACGACGACCTCGCGGTGCATCACGGGCTGATGCGCTTTCGCGCGCTGATCGAAGTCATCTGAGCGCAAGAACCGAAACCCAAATTCTCAAAAGACAAAAAACCGGAGACCGACATGGCTGCACAGAAGGGCAAGGACCTCCTGCTCAAGATCGATTCGACAGGGCTCGGCGCCTTCGTCACGGTGGCCGGGCTGCGCGCCAAGCGGCTGGCGTTCAACAGCGAGACGGTGGACGTGACCGACGCGGATTCGGCTGGGCGCTGGCGTGAACTGCTGGCCGGCAGCGGCGTGCAGCGCGCGTCGCTGGCGGGCTCCGGCATCTTCAAGGACGCGGCCTCGGACGCCGCGATCCGCACGACATTCTTCGATGCCGCGATCGTCGACTGGCAGTTCGCCATTCCGGATTTCGGCGTGGTGGAAGGGCCGTTCCAGATCACGGCGCTCGAATATTCCGGCAATCACGATGGCGAAGTGACCTTCGAGATCGCGCTGGAATCGGCCGGCGCCCTCAGCTTCGCGGTGGCGGCATGAGCGCGAACCGGAGGCGCGGCGAGATCTTTGCCGAGCTCGACGGCAAGGGGTTCCGGCTCTGCCTGACGCTCGGCGCGCTGGCGGAGCTCGAGGCCGCCTATGCGGCCGAGGACCTGACGGCCCTGGTCGGGCGGTTCTCGACGGGAAAACTGTCGGCGACGGACATGATCCGCGTCATCGGCGCGGGCCTGCGCGGCGCGGGTCACGCGATCGAGGACGCGGAGGTGGGCGCCATGACGGCGAGCGGCGGGGCGGCGGGCTTTGCCGCCATCGTCGCCGATCTCCTTACCGCGACCTTCGGCGGCAAGGCTGAGAAGGCCGCACAGCTGGACCCTTGAGGGCCGCAGCGGGCAGCGCCGCCGCCTTTCCGTGGGACAGCGTGATGGCGACCGGTTTTGGCCTGCTGCGGCTTTCGCCCAAAAATTTCTGGTCGATGACCCCGCGCGAGATGGAGCGCGCCATGAGCGTGTTCCGCCCAGTGGCGGGCGCGGCGCCCATGCGGGCCGAGCTCGCGGCACTTATGACTGAATTTCCAGACGGGAGATGACCATGGTGGATGTGCCGGACCGGCTCGACATCGAGATCGACGCCGACACCAGGCCGATCGAGGATGCGCTGCGCGACCTGACCAGCCTGTCGCACCAGTTCGGCGCGCAACTGACATCCGCGCTGAGGAGCGCCGTGGTGGGCGGCAAGGACCTCGACGACATATTGCGCAGGATCGCGTTGAACCTGGCCGGCATGGCGCTGAGCAGGGGTTTGCAGCCGCTGCAGTCGCTGGCGGGCTCGCTGTTTTCCAATCTGATCGGCGCGCTGGTGCCGGCTGCGGCTGGCGGCATCGCGCCATTCGCGGCCGACGGCGGGATCGCCGCGCCGAGCTACTTTCCGACGGCGGCTGGGCCGGGACTGGCGGAAGGCGCTGCTGGGTTGCCGGGCGCCATACCGGGCAATGGGCCTGCCGGGGCGGCGTCGGGCGGCGGCGCGGTGAGCGTCGTCTTTAACGTCACCACGCCGGATGCGGCGAGCTTCAGGAAGTCCGAGGCGCAGGTGACCGGCATGCTGGCGCGGGCGGTATCTCGCGGCGGCCGGACATTTTGAGACTCGCCCTGACGAGTTTGGAAAACAGTCTCTGAGAGAAATGACATGACCGAATTCTTGAGCTTCCACGAGGTGCGGTTTCCCACAGCCATCGCCTTCGGCGCCACCGGAGGTCCCGAGCGGCGCACGGAGATCGTGGCCCTGACCTCGGGCCGCGAGAAGCGCAACGCGCGGTTTGCACACTCGCGGCACCGCTACGATGCCGGGACGGGCGTGCGCTCGCTCGCCGATCTGCAGGAGGTGATCGCCTTCTGGGAGGCGCGGCGCGGGCCGCTGCACGGTTTTCGCTTTCGCGATCCGTTCGACATGAAGTCCTGCGCGGCGGGCGGGACGCCTGCGGCGACCGACCAGGCGCTTGGGACAGGCGACGGCGCGACGGCGCGCTTTGCGCTGGTCAAGCGCTACGGCGACGATGGCGACGCCTATGCGCGGCCGATCCGCAAGCCGGTGGCGGGGACGCTCAAGGTCGCGGTGGCGGGGGTCGAGAAGGCGACGCCCGGGGAGTTTGCCTTCGACGATGCGACCGGCGAGATCGTCCTTGCGCCGGGCTCGATTCCGGGCGCGGGGCAGGCGGTGACGGCGGGTTTTGAGTTCGACGTGCCGGTGCGCTTCGACGCCGAGCGCATCGAGGTCGGCATCTCCGCCTTCAAGGCCGGGCGCATCCCGACCATCCCGCTGGTGGAGGTGCTGCTGTGACCATCTATCCCGAGGCGCTCGCAGCCCGTCTCGAGGGCGAGGCGACGACCGTGTGCCACTGCTGGCGGCTGACACGCCGCGACGGCACGGTGAGCGGCTTCACCGATCATGATCGCCGCCTGACCGTCGACGGCACCGCTTTCGAGCCGGACAGCGGCTTCAGCGCCTCGGAGGCGCGCGACACGCTGGGCCTGGCGATCGACACGGTCGATGTCGAGGGCGCGGTGTCGTCCTCGGGCATCAGCGAGGCCGACATCGCTGCCGGGCTCTACGACGACGCCACCGTCGAGACGCTGCTGGTGAACTGGCAAAGCCCGGCCGATTTCGCACGCCTGCGCAGCGCGACCATCGGTCGGATCACGCGCCGCGACAACGCCTTTGTCGCGGAGCTGAAGAGCTTTGCGCATAGGCTCGACCAGATCCAGGGACGCACGGTGACGCGAAGCTGCGACGCGGAGCTGGGCGACACGCGCTGCCGCTTCCTCATCGACCAGCCGGGATTTTCCGGCGCCGGAACGGTGGCGTCGGTCGCGGGCGATGTCGTGACGGCTGGCGGCCTGGACGGGTTCGCGTCGGGCTGGTTCACCCATGGCGTGCTGGAGTGGGCGAGCGGCGCATTGGCCGGGCGCTCAAGCCGCGTCGTGGCGCATCGGCGCACCGCCGAAGGCGTCGTGCTGGTGCTGCAGCGGACAGGCGGGCCGGCCGCCGAGATCGGCGATGCCTTTGCCATCCGCGCCGGCTGCGACAAGCGCTTTGCGACCTGCCGGGAGAAATTCGCCAATGGCGTGAACTTTCGCGGCTTTCCGCACCTGCCCGGCAATGACGCGGCCTATGGCTATGTCGCTGACGGAATCGTCTTCGACGGCAAGCCGCTGGTGCCATGAGCGCGCGGGACAGCATTGCCGATGCCGTGGTGGCGGAGGCGAGGGCCTGGATCGGCACGCCGTATCGGCACCAGGGGGCGCGCAAGCAGATCGGCTGCGACTGCCTCGGCCTCGTCATCGGCATATGGCGCGCAGTCTACGGCAGCGAGCCGGAGCGCCCGGGGCCCTACGCTCCTGACTGGGCCGAAGCCGGGGGCAAGGATCTCTTTCTGGCGGCGGCGTCCCGCCATTGCCGGGAGAAGCCGGTCGCGGAACTGGCGCCCGGCGACCTCGTCCTGTTTCGCTGGCGCGACCACCTGCCGGCAAAACATGCCGGCATCGCGGTCGAAAACAACCGATTCGTGCATGCCTACCAGGGCAGCGCGGTCGTCGAATCCGTGCTGGTGCCGCAATGGCGGCAGCGCATCGCGGGCGTGTTCGCCTTCCCGGACCGCCCAGCCTCTTCCTGAACCACCGGGACCATCCAGACCATGGCAACCATCCTCCTGCAGGCGGCGGGCACGATCCTCGGCGGGTTCCTCGGCCCGATTGGCGCGGCGATCGGCCGGGCAGCGGGCGCGCTCGCCGGCTATGCGATCGACCGCGCTCTGATCACCGGCACGCAGCGCATCGAGGGGCCGCGGCTGAATTCCGTGCGCGCCTTTTCGGCCGAGGAGGGCGTGCCGATCCCGCGCCTCTACGGCACCGCGCGGCTCGGCGGCACGCTGATCTGGGCGACGCGCTTCGAGGAAAGCGCCAACACCAGGCGCCAGGGCTTCAAGGGCGGCCCGAAGGTCACGGACTATGCCTATTACGGCAATCTCGCCTTCGCGCTCTGCGAGGGCGAGATCGCCGGGATCAGGCGAGTCTGGGCCGACGGGCGCGAGGTGGACAGGACGACGTTCGAGATGCGCGTCTACACGGGCACCGAGGAGCAGGAGCCCGACCCGCTGATCGAGGCCAAGCAGGGCGCCGGCAATGCGCCGGCCTATCGCGGCCTCGCCTATGTCGTGCTGGAGCGATTTGCACTCGGCGACTATGGCAGTCGGGTCCCGCAGTTCCAGTTCGAGGTGATGCGCCCCATCGGGCGGCTGCGCCATCAGCTGCGCGCCGTGGCGCTGATCCCCGGCGCGACGGAATACGGCCTGTCGCCGCAGCTGGTGACGCGCGAGAAGCGCCGTGGCGAGACCGTGGCCGAGAACCGGCATGTGCTGCATGCGGCAACCGACCTGATGGCCTCGCTGGACGAGCTGCAGATGCTGTGCCCGGCGGTGGAGAGCGCGGCGCTGGTGGTGACATGGTTCGGCGACGATCTGCGCGCCGGTTCGTGCCGGATCCGGCCGGCGGTGACCACGGCCGACCGGCCGGGCCTGTCGCAGCCCTGGATCGTGTCGGGCCTGGACCGCGCGACCGCCATGGTCGTCTCGACCAGCGGCGGCGGCTCGGCGTTTGGCGGCACCCCGTCGGATGCCACTGTGATCGCGGCCATCACGGAAATCAGGCGGCGCGGGCTGAAGGTGGTGCTGTATCCCTTCGTCATGATGGACATCCCGGCCGGCAACGCGCTGCCCGACCCCTATGGCGGCACGGCGCAGGCGGCCTATCCCTGGCGCGGGCGCATCACCTGCCATCCCGCGCCGGATAGGCCGGGCACGGCCGACAAGACGGCGGCGGCGCGGACGCAGGTCGAAGCGTTCGAGGGCACCGCGCTTGCCGCGCAGTTCTCGACGACCGGCGGCGCGGTTTCCTTCACGGGCACGCCCGGCGATTGGGGCTACCGGCGCTTCGTGCTGCACTATGCGCATCTCGCCAATGCGGCGGGCGGCGTCGACGGGTTTTTGCTCGGCTCGGAACTGCGCGGGCTGACCACGCTGCGCGACGGGGCAGGCGCCTTTCCCTTCGTCGAGACGCTGTGCGATCTCGCCGACGCGGTGCGCGGCCTGCTCGGACCGGCACCGGCGATCACCTATGGCGCCGACTGGAGCGAATATTTTGGGCACCAGCCGGCGGACGGCAGCGGCGACGTGATTTTTCACCTCGACCCGCTCTGGGCGCGCGCTTCGGTGACGGCCGTCGGCATCGACAACTACATGCCGCTGTCGGACTGGCGCGACGAGGACCGCCATGCCGGGTCGCCGGATGGGGCGGTGGGCCCCTACGATCCCGACGCGCTCAGGGCTGCGATCACGGGCGGGGAGGGGTATGACTGGTACTATGCCTCGGCGGCGGCGCGCCGCGACCGCGTCCGCACGGCGATCGCCGACGGCGCCTACGACAAGCACTGGGTGTTTCGGCCCAAGGATTTTTTCGGCTGGTGGTCGCATGCGCACTTCAATCGCATCGGAGGCGTCGAGCTTGCGTCGCCGACCGCCTGGGTGGCTGAGGGCAAGCCGATCTGGCTAACCGAAATCGGCTGCCCGGCCGCCGACAAGGGCCTGAACCAGCCCAACGTGTTTCCCGATCCGAAATCGGCAGAAAACGCCTCGCCCTACTTTTCCAATGAGGGGCGCAGCGACGTCGCCATGCTGCGGTTCCTCGAGGCGCATGCGGCGCACTGGGACCCGGATGCGGAAGACTTCGAGCCGGCCGGCAATCCGGTCTCGACGGTCTATGGCGGGCGCATGGTGGATGCGCAAAACATCTATGCCTGGGCCTGGGACGCGCGGCCGTTTCCGGCCTTTCCGCAACAGGGCGACGTCTGGGCCGACGGCGGCAACTGGCATCGCGGCCACTGGCTGAACGGGCGGCTGGAAGGCGCGGACCTGTCGGAACTGGCCAACGCGATCCTGGCCGACCATGGGCTGGACCCGGCCGATGCTCGGCACGCCGACGGCACCGTGGACGCCTTTGTCATCGAGGAGCCGCATTCGGCGCGCCAGGCGCTCGAGCCGCTGATCGAGCTGTTCGATCTTGCCGTCACGGAGGAACCGGACGGGCTCGTGCTGCGCAGTTCCGGCTATCAGGCTGAAGCGCCGGTCGATGCCGGCGCGATGGTGGTGGACGAGGCCGGCGCGGTGGTCGAGACCGTGCGCTTTCCCGACCATGAACTGCCGGCCGAGGCGCTGCTCGCCTTCCGCGACCCGTTCAGCGACTACCAGAGCGCCACCGCGCGCGTGCTGCGCCTCGGCGCGCAGGGACGACGGCAGGAGGGTTTCGGCTTTTCCGGCGTGATGGAGTTCGGGCAGGGCCAGGCGCTGATGGCCGACTGGCTGCAGCGGGTCTGGTCGGCGCGCGAAACGGTCTCGCTTTCCGTGGCGAGCTACCGCGCCGGACTGGAGCCGGGCGCGCTGATCCACCTGCCCGACGCAGCCGACGAGGCATTCATCGTGACGGAGGTCGAGGATGGCCTCGTGCGGCGCATCAAGGCGCGGCGCCTCGATCGGACGCCGCCGGCGCCCTGGCTGGCCGGCGCGATGCCGAATGCCCAGTCGCCGCAGATCCGCGCGGGACAGCCGCATGTGCTGTTCCTCGACCTACCCGCCCGCACCGCGACCGGCGCGCCGCAGGACCAGCTGCGCATCGCGGCATGGCAGATCCCCTGGCGCAGCCAGGCCGTGCTGGCCTCGCCGGAGACGACCGGCTTTGCCGCACGCGCGACCGTGCCTCTGCCCGCCGATCTCGGCACGCTGGTGACGCCGCTGGCGCCGGGCTCTGTCTGCGGCCGCGTCCATCGCGCCGGCATCATCGAAGTCGCGCTGTTCGACGCCGAGGCGGCTGATGTCAGCCGGCTGCAGCTCTTGAACGGCGCCAATGCGGCGGCGGTTCGGTCGGTCAGCGGCGTCTGGGAAATCGTCCAGTTCGAGGCGGCCGACGAGTTCGCGCCCGGCCTGTGGCGGCTGTCCGGCCTGCTGCGCGGCCAGCTCGGCACCGACGACGCGATGGCGGCGGGCGCGGACGCCGGCGCCGACATCGTCATGCTGAACGACCGCGTCACGCCCGCCGGACTTCTGGCGAGCGAGATCGGCCTGCCGCTCAACTGGCGCGTCGGACCCTCTGGCACCGAATTCTCGGCGCAGAACTTTGCCGAGATCTCCGCGACGGGCGGATTGCGCGCGCGGCTGCCGCTGTCGCCGGTTCACCTCCGCTGCCGCCGGGTGGCGGGCGACCTCGCGCTGTCCTGGATCCGGCGCGGCCGGCTCGATGCCGACGACTGGGCGCCAAGCGACATCCCGCTTGCCGAGGAGCGCGAGGAATATGAGGTGCAGATCGCGCCGGCGGGCGGTGCTTCGGTGCGCAGCGCGACCGTGGCAACGCCGGCCTACACGTACACCGCAGCGGCGATCGCCGCCGATTTCGGTGGCGTATTCGAGGCGCAGCCTACTCACGGATCTTCTCCTGGCGCAGGATCATCTGCACGGACGCCGGCGACCACTTGGTCGAGGACATCGGCTTGATGCCCTTCTGGTCGAGAAGCGTGGCCAACTGCCGGATGCTGATCTCTGGCTCTCGCGTCAGAATCTCCTTGAGGAACGGCACAACTTTGGCGCGACGCTCCTTGGCGTCGGCCCGGCGCACCTTGATGGCGGCATCGAGCATCAGCTTTCCGCGGGTGGTCGAGTTCATCGGCAGCGTGACCAGCTTCATGCCGGGGCAGATGTCCCCGATATCCTCTGGATGCGCCGCCAGGTGATGACAGATCGCGTGCGCCAGCGTGGCTGCTTTTTCCTCACCGACGCATTCGATCATGACCGACAGAAGTCTACTTGGCTTCGGCGACACCGCTTGACCTCATGAGATCGAGGATTGGAGTGTTGGCGGCAAGATCGAGCAGAACCGCCATGATCTGCTGACTGGCGAGCGCGACCGCTACGGCGCTAATCTTTTCGGCAATCGCCGAATGTTGCGCATCGCTGACATCGATATTCTTGGAGAACATCTGAAATCCGCCATCCGGGTTGAGGATCACGCCGACACACGAGCCTACCGCAAGGTCACTCAGGTTAGCCTCTGATGACATTTCCGTGAACAAGCTTGTCTCAAGTTTATTTATCACGCCAACTCCTTGTTTTTGCTACCGTCTTTTTGTCTATTCGTCTTTTCATTATAGCAAACTGAACGCGGGTTGTTGAAACTTCCTTGCACAATCGATAAGCAGAATGCACGGACTCACCGCTGACGTAACCGTAGACGATGTTGCGCCGCCTTGAGTCCTAGCCTACATCGGTGCTAGGAAATTAATCCTAGCACCGACAGGCATCCGCGCCCAGAAAGAGAGTCATGGTTAGCAGTGCATTCGAGACCCATCGGGTCGACCTAAATAGTGCGATCAACTCAGCCGTCCAGCGTCACTTCGAAGGGCTGGGCATCAAATATGATCGCGCCGAATTTGAGGAACACACAAGCGAAAACATGCCGCAAGTGGCTTGCGACATGCTTATGTATGGGGCCGGGATTTTCGTAGGCTGAATATCTCGGGCGGGTGGTTAGGAGCGGGACGGCTCCCGGCTACTCCGCGGTCTGCAGAGCCTGGGCTTCCTCGATGTCGAACTCCGACAAAAGGATGCAGCTGTAGGTCGACGAATACACCTTCTGTCCGGCCTCGTTGTATCGGGGCCGGTTAAGAAGCGGGTCGGCATTCATTCGCTCGGCGTTCTTGGTGCAGTCCGCGCTCGTATACATCCCCTGCGGGATGATCTTCGCTTCGAGAGTGCCGGTCGAAAGGATCTGGACTGCCACCAGCATGGAAATGATCAAAACATACCTCGTTTTCAAGCCTGCGGGATTCGGCGTCTACGCTGCGATCTTGGTTGCAGCGAGCGCATTGATCACCGTAGCACTTGGCCACTTGAAAGTCTTCCCATCGCTGCAGCGATCGGCGAGCAGCGGAAACTTGGGCGCGTCGATCTTCACGCCGGAGATCCGATAGAGATTGCCCTGCGCGCGAAACACCTTGCCGAAGTCCTCAGCCTTGAGGCCGAAATAGGCGGCATACTTCTCGAACTCGGTCTGGCGCACCGACTTGCCACCTGGCGCGATCTTCACCGCGACCTTCAATTTCACGATGCCCTCGCGGTCACCCAGCACACCGCCGGCGTCGCTGAACGTCACGCCGAAGTCGTCGGCCACCTTGGTCAGCGCTGCGAGCATGGCAGCAGAGATGATGCGGTGTTCCGTCCGGCCGATTGTCTTGATGGTCATTTGGTCTTCTCCTTGCGTTTGTAGGAGCCCTTGCCCTTGCGGGGTCGGACCTTCTTGGGTTGAAGCGATGCAGAGCGCAGCGCTTTGGCGATCGGATTGCGCGACATAGTGGACCTCCTTGTTGACGCCCATTATGCGCGAAATCGCGAATGGACGAAATTAGAACATGCCGTATGTGATCTGCGGCCGACCGTGCTGCTCGACCTGCGCCCGCTCGACCACCTCGATCTTCGCTGCGTTGGCGATGCCGACGAGCTGCCGCCAGTATTTCACCAGCATCTTGCGGGCGGCGGCGAGCTGCCTGGGCGTCATATGATTGTCGTAGCGCGGGAGCGCTTTGGCGATCGACGTCAGAAACGGCGCGTCGACCTGGTTGAAGCCCACCTTGTTGTGGACGTTGGTGTGCTCGCCGGACTGTTCGTCGGCGGTCTGAAGGGCGGCGTGCTGCCGGCGGCGCTCGACGTGACGGTGCGCCAGTTTTCGCTCGCCGCCGGCTGGGGCATCCCCGCCACGCGGCGCTTCACCTTCTGAGGCAGACGCCTGAATCGGCGCCTCAACCAAAATGCCTATCCGATTCACCGAGAAAGGATTTTTGTGCCATGACCGAGCAGACAAAGCCCTGGTACCTCTCGCGCACCATCTGGGCGGCCCTCGTCACCATCGCGGCCGGCGGCCTGGGCCTTGTCGGCCTGCCGATCGATGATCTCGACCAGAACGCGCTTGTCGAGGCGGCGCTGCAGGCCGTCACTGCCATCGCCGGCGTCGTCGCGCTCGTGGGCCGGCTGGATGCGAGGGACAGGATCGGGTGAGGGGGCCTGCCCTAAGACGGCTTGAGCGGGTAGTGTCTCAGTCTGAAATCTGACGTGGCGAAGGCCGTTGTCGCGCGTTCACAGGGTCTCGCTCTATACCGTTTGGTATAATTTTATCCGTGTCCATAGGACGCTGAAAATGGCGCCTGCGATGGCGGCTGGCGTGTCGCAGACTCTGTGGTCGATGGATGACCTGTGCGGCACGATGGACGCCGTTGCGTCATCGTCCCGATATCGCTCCTCACGTGATCGGGAAAATTAAGGCATTGCTCCCATTGTCTTAGATTGTCGAGCTGACGCCCACCACGTCCTGCGCCAGCACGAATATGGTCTTTCCACTCAATTGACAGGCCATACGTTCACTTGCGTTAGATTTCAAACTGGGACACTACCCTTGAACTGGTTGTGTGGCCGCTTTTGACGGATATATGGTAGGTGGTATGCGAAACCCGCTCGTGCCGCGGAGTGGAGAGCAAGATGGGAAAGCGCACATATCGCGTCAAAGCATTTTGGGACGCCGAGGCTGGAGTATACGTCGCGGACGGCGACATAATCGGACTCCATATCGAGGCTGCCACGCTCGACGAATTCGAAGCGCTGTTGATGGAGTTGGGACCTGAGCTCATCGTCGCCAACCACATGACCGCTGCCGATCTTTCGGAAAAGCCGTCCAAGGACCTTGTATCCACCATTGTCTGGCAACGCCCCGGAGAAAGTCTGGTTGCGTAGGAGGCTGGGGTGGCGAGCGGGTTCTATGACGAAGTCGTGGACGAGCTTCGCATTTGCGGTTTCGAGTATTGGAAACCTGCAAAAGGATCTCACGAGAAATGGAAGAATGACACCGGGATGGTGCTCATCGTTCCGCGCAATCTAAAGAGCCGCCATACCGCGAATGGAATTCTCAAGGACGCGGGCTCGGCGAAGAAGCTCTGA